AATTATAATTATGGTGGAGTTACCATTGCAATTTCAGGAGCAGGCAAAGACGCTAAACAGCTAGCAGACGATATTAAATCAGCCTTACTAAAGAAGACAGCGAGCAACTAATGACACCTACAAAATTAAGTACAAGTAAAGGTGCTGTATCACCTTCTGTTTTACAGAGCTTAGGTCACGCGTACTCTGCTATAGGAAAAGAACTTCACCATTTTCTTATTGACAATCCGTTAAAAGCTCAACAGTCTGTTAGTTCTGCAGTAATAACCGCTGGATCTGCGGTAATAACCGCTGGAAAAGCTGTGGTAAACGCTGTTACTTATGGAGAGATTCATAAGACGTTATACAAGCCTAAGCCTACAAAAAATGATTGGCGTTTTTATAATGACCCCGGCACAGGTGCAAATAATGCAAGTGCTGCTTCGGTTAATAGCACCCCAACTAAGATTAAATTTAATTTACCGCCGCATAATTGGAGCTTACCGTTTAATCAAAATTTAGTAAGCACAGGTGTAACAAACCCTAATCACGCATTACGTAGAGCAAGAATGTGGTGTTATGTTGGTGCCGATAACTCCGGTTACACAACTGCTACTGGAGCTGCGGTAGACCCTACCGGAACAAGTGTAGCTGCCAGTCTTGATACTTCTTGGGGGTTTCAATTCCTATGGAATCCTACTCAAATTGGAACATCTATTCAAAGAAATGCCAACCTTGTTCCTCAAGCTATGGACGGATTTGCTGGAAGGGCCCCGCTGTTTCCTGGAACAGAAGCGCTAGCATTTGTAGCTGTAATTGATCGGGTTAATGACTTTGCATGTTTTAAGGGCGACCCTACTCAAGCAAAATATCAAACCAACATGTACTCAAAATCAATAGGAGCTACGCCAAATACCTCTCAGTTAATTGACGATCTAATGAGATTAGGTACTATGGCGGATATTGAATACATTTTTAAAATGATTAACGGCCAAGGAACAAATGGAACCGTATGGAGAAATGCCCTTGGAAGACAAACAGCTGACATTAACTTCTTAGCCCCAACTCCAGTGGCTGTTCAGTTTGGACCTAATGCGGATAGTCTTTCTTATGTTGGTTGGGTAGAAAACATTAGCGTTAATCACGCTATCTTTACTGAAGATATGATACCAATCCACTCTGAGGTAACTATTAATATGTCAACCTACTCTCAAAGCTCTTTAACAAGCGGAAAAAATGGTTAATAATGGCTATCTATAAAGGATCTAGATACGAGTATTCAACCGTAGATTTTGTAGCTAAAACCCCTAACGGAGATCAAAACCCTATAGTTTTTTATTCAATAAGCGACTTTACTGCGGTCTCGTACTATGAACATACATATATTACAGGTGAAAGGCTAGACCAGATATCGGTTAAATACTATAAAACGCCTTCTTTATGGTGGCTCATACCAGAGTTTAATCCACAACTTGTAGACTTTACAAACATTCCTACAGGAACTGTTTTAAGGATACCTAATGTTTAATTATCTATCTGTTACGTTTCCTAATACAACCTTGCCTCCAACAAGAGTGTACGAGTTAACGCTGCAACAAAATAGATACCAGCATGAAGTGGCGATTATTAAGTTTCGTGACTGGGGTGTTGACTACGACGTTGTAACTGCTGGATCGCCAATTAAGTTTACTATTAGCAGCTATTTAGATGTAAAGACGTTTACTGGGTATGTAGATCACGTTAATTTGTACAGAGAACCTGGCTCAAACATGACGGAGGTTGTTGCTTTAAGTGCCTCTTATGTGTTTAAAAACGAATCACAAAAGATATACAAAGGGCTGTCTGCTGACGCTATTATTCAAGACATCGCCTCTAAACATAATTTTTCTGCGTATACGGTACCGCACCCAAGAATTTACCCGCAGGTGTCTCAGGCTGGGCATACTGACTGGGAGTTCATGGTCAGACTTGCAAAACAATCGGGCTACAGCCTGCGCACAGAGGGAACTGAAATTTATTTTCAACCTATGCTTTATGAGTACACACAAAAGCGCGCTCAAGCTCAAAAGTTTGTTTTACGTCGGCCGGCTGACCCTAGCGGATCTACTCTCTATTCTTTCTATCCAACAATTGGTGAGAACATTGAGTACGATGGAGATAAAAAGTCAGCTATAGCCGTGTCAGGTGTTGACCTAAATACTGCTACACCAATTGCAATTACCAATCAGGTTAGAAATAAAAACACTAGATTTAGTAGTAAGAGTGAGTTCTTTGATAAATACCATACTCATGTAGTTGCTCTTGACTCAGAAGTAGCTAACCATGAGTCAAAAGCTGCCGAAGATAGAACGATATTTCCTTACAGAGGAACCGCTGAAATTATAGGGTCACCTAGTATTAGACCAGACCTTCCAATTTATTTAGACGGTATTGGAAGTCCTTACTCCGGTTTCTGGACTGTTCTTGGTACGGAGCATAGGGTTGTAGAAGAGACCCAAAATGTTCAGAAATACACAACAATTATTCATGTAGGAACTGACTCTTTAGGTCAGTCGGTTAGAGGAGATGACGGAAGTCTTATCTTATCTCCAGACTACAAAGCATCAAGAGTAATTATCCCCGGAGTTAGACAAACTAACATCCCTGCAAAAACAAACTTGAGAAGAACATCAGTTGCCTACAACCCTTCTTCAAACGGACAATTTAATGTAGCAAACAACAGAGGCACCCCTGCAGTAAATAGCCAAAATTTAAAGGGACCTGTCTGGTCCTCATACAAACCCTCGGCGTCTTCTACACCTCCTACAAATACAAGCACAACAACATTTACTAATAGATTACTAGGACGGTTGCCAAAAGTATGATGAACGAAGATAAGAGATTTTATGGGATCTATCAGGGGGTTTGTACTAACAATGAGGACCCGGATAACCTCTATAAAATAAAGCTTCAGGTGCCTCAAGTATTGGGCACAGAAGAAACTGACTGGGCTCTTCCGTGCCTACCTGTGACCTCTGATGCCGAACATTTAGACCATAAAGCGCATACGGCCGCTCAAGTTGCAGCGCTGCTGACAACATCATCTACTTCTGCAAGTGGGTCTGACCCCCAAGGCGGGTCTGTGACTATAACTATTCCGGCTTTAACCGTTGTAGCTAAAGGTGGCGCTGGTACATTAACCCATCCGCACATTACTAGCACAGACCCTCTAGATACAGACGGGTCTGAAGTTGGACTTACTGCAGCGGAGCACACTTACCACCGTAAAGTGCCAAATGTAGGTCAAAAAATCTGGGTTATGTTTATAGCAGGCGACCCTAACTTTCCAGTATGGATGGGAGTACAACTATGAGTAAGGCTATATCTTTACCCTTTTCTTTTGATGCTAATGGGTCCGTGGGCTATACCTCAGACCTTAACAAGATAATTCAAGACCGAATTGTCCTAGTTATTATGACCAGCCTACAAGAAAGAATTAATAGACCACAGTATGGGTCAAACATAAAAGAAGTTACTTTTGAGAGCATATCTGATGCTACTCAAATTATAAAACAAGAGGTATCGGTGGCCTTTACTAAGTGGCTATCTTACTTAACCCTACTTGATGTTGCCCCTAAAATAGACCCTTTAGATAACACTTTGTCGGTAGACATCACTTACAAGTACGGAACAACCGAAAACCCTGAGACCGTTAACTTTAAAACTGCTATTATTAGTCAATCTGGAGATGTAATTACGGAGGTATCAAATGGCTAATGTTGTCCCAACAGTGGACTACACAACGCGTGATTATTCGGCAATATTGTCGGATATGACCAATTTAATACCTATTTTTTCTCCTCAGTGGACCAACCGTGACCCAGCTGATTTTGGTATGACCCTTTTAGAGCTCTTTGCTTACATGGGGGATATTCTCCATTATTACATTGATAAGTCAGCAAATGAAGCTCTTATTACTAGCGCTACTCAGCGCCAAACTGTATTGCAGATTGCAAGCTTAATTGGATATAAGCCTACTAACAGTACGGCGTCTACTGTAACACTTACCTTTCAAAACTCAACATCTTCTCCTATACCACTACCTGCACTCACTCAAGTAGCTACCTCATTAGTGTCTAACAAGACCACTACTCAAGTTGTTTTTGAAACAAAATCAAGCGTCGTTGTTCCGGCAAAGTCGGGAGCAACCAATGGCTCAGTAACAGTACAAGCAACTCAAGGACAAACAGTTACCGATGAAATTATTGGGGTGTCTGATGGCACACCTAACCAAACGTATCCTTTGTCTAAAACCAGCGTTATTAATAACACGGTTAACGTAACAATTAATGGCGTTTCATACCAATCAGTTCAATATTTAATTGACTCTAATAATTATGACCCGGTATTTACAACCACTACTGACTCTGACAATATTACTTACGTAACTTTTGGAGACAGTATCAGCGGACGTATCCCACCAAATGGAGCGCAGATTTACGCTACTTATCGAGTAGGCGGCGGCACCATTGGAAACGTGGCTTCAAATACAATTAAGTATGTAATTAAAGTCCCAGGCACAACAATCCCAGCTGGGTTAACGGTGTCTAACCAAGACATAAGTGTGTCCGGTGACGGGGCGGCTTCTGGTGGAGCTGACCCTGAAAGCACAGACTCTATTAGAATCAATGCTCCTCAGAGCATTAGAGCAATTAACAGAGCAGTGTCTCTATCTGACTATGCGTATCTTGCTGTTCAAATTTCTGATACAGCTAATGCGGGAGTAGCTAAAGCAATAGCTACTGCAGATGTGTATACCTCTGTAACTTTATACGTTGTTCCAAACGGTGACCCAGGAGTAGCCTCAGATAACACAACGCCAACAACAGTGTTTAATAACTTAGCTCCTAAAGTTATTGCTGCCTTAACGGATAAAGCGCCAGCTAACACAACCCTTTCTGTGCAACCACCCACATATGTTGGAGCGTATTTAGTTCTTAACATCACTGTGTCCCCTAAATATAATCAAGCTTCAGTAGTTAAAAATGTAACGTCAGCTATTAACAACTTGTTTTATATTGACAACGTAGTGTTCCACGACACTATTTCTGTCTCAGATGTGTACAGCACACTATCTTTAGTAGAGGGAATCTCTAATAAACAAATACAAAAGATGGTAAGAGCGGATCAAGATCAAACGTTTACAATTACAAATAAAGTATTAACCGGAAACGTTGCTACATTAACTACATCTGTGACTCACAATCTATCCGTAGGACAAACTGCTTCTATTACAGGGGTAGACAGTACTTTTAACGGCACTTTTGTGGTCACAGCAGTAACAACAAACACCTTTTCTTATGCTTTAGTTTCTATTAACGTGTCTTCTACTTCGGCTTCTGGTTCTGTAACAGTATTGACTCTTAACGATATTGTGTGCAACTTAAATGAGATACCTACGCTCTATGCTTTAGGTCAAACAGCTAGCCCATCTTCAACTGGAATAGGAAGCCTAACGGTCAACGCCAGTGGAGGAGTTTATAATTAATGTCCCGCTATGGTATTAGTTATTACAATCTAGCTTACTACGGTACTGATAACCCGATTAAGTTTGACGCCACCCCTTTTACAGCAAAGCCCGCTGGCCATAACCGCATTTTGCTTAACTGGAATGACCCTAAAGGAAGCTGGTCTAAACTATCTATAGTAAGAAATAGTTACGGCTATCCAATAGATAGATGGGATGGCATTGAGGTATTAACAGTCTATAACGGTGCTGACCCAATCTTCTACCTTGACTCTAACGGTTTAGTTGGTGACACTTATTATTACTATACTATTTTTGTATTTAGTTTAGTTCAGTATGCGTGGGTTGAGGCTGGAAAAGCATCTGCTCTGTCTGTTCAAGACTACGGCAATACAGACAAAATGTATAACTATTTACCATCCATTTACAAAATTACACAGCCTTATCAAGCAACTACAGATACTTGGGACAATCCAGACCTGTACTCTTTCTTAAGCAATTTTGGGTTTGAGCTGGACTACACACAAAATCTGACGTCATTATTAAACAGTAGGTACAACCCTTCAATTGTAAATGGGGTACTTGTACCCTCTCTTATGAATCAATTTGGCCTTACATACGAGCCTGAGATCGGTCTACAACAAAACCGTAAACTTCTTAGAGATGGCGTGACGCTAACTCAGCAAAGAGGGTCTAAAGAAGGTCTGGTAGGATTTATTAAGGACTTTACTGGCTGGGGAATTCCGGTCCCTATCTCCGGCACACCTAACCCAAGTACTAATGGCATCACCGTCGGCCATAACCTTATGCTTGACTATAATGACTCTTCTTTTGAAGAAAGCTACGGACATTGGCGATCATCAAATGGAACAGCAGATATAGATGGTATCTCTAGTTACAATATAAAAACCATATCGGTAACTTCGGGTATTGCTACGGTAGTCATTGGCCCAAACAACTATGATGCAGGTAACTCTGTAGTTATTCAGGGACTTTCTTACCCATTATTTAACTCAACAACACCTGTAACCTTAACCGCAACCGATCAAACTAAAAGCATTAGCTTTGCAACTTCTTCACCAGATTTTACAGCTATAACGGGATATAACCCAGCAACTCAAGCCTACGGAACAGTAACACCATATCCAGCACCTTGGGTTGAGTCAACTGCTCCTGCGCTATTCCCAAACAAAGCTAAATCAATTCTTGCTATCTATAACGCATCAAGTAGCTCACAGACGTTAACTATTTACTGTGGAGATGATGACCCTATAAACAAGGGTATTCCTGTAGTAGCATCTACCGCGTATACATTTAGCGTCTATGCGGCAAAAGGATCTGGATCAACCGCTAGAAACGTAACAGTATCTATTAAATGGTTTAATCGTTTTGGGGTTTACATCAGCACATCTAATGGCTCAGCTACGTCAGATAATACAGCTCAGTTCTCAGGTTCTGTTAGACCTTATGTAACAGACACAGCGCCTAGCGGTGCTTATTATGCCTGCCCAGGAATTACTGTAGCTTCTGTTGGAGGCTCTGCAACTAATGAGCACCACTACTTTGACGCAGCTCAGTTTGAAGCGGCCTCTAGCCCTACTAGCTTTGATGAGGCACGCCAGCTTCATATAACACTAAGAGCAAACCGTATTAACGAGTTAATCAACCCCCACTTTGCCTCTCCACTAACACCGTGGAATGTGGTTGGCGCATCTACTACATCAGTGTCACAGTTTGCTGAGCCAGGAGTAGAAACGTTCTCCGTTACTACTGCCAGCATCGTATCTAATATAGCAACAGTGACTTTAAATAACCCTCACAGCTATCAAGTAGGTCAAGTAGTAGTTATATCTGGGGTAACTGGTACGGGGGCTAGCAACTATAACGGAGCTAGAACAATAATTGGTGTAGGACTTAATACGTTTACTTACTCAGTAACTGCATCTAACTCAACAGTAACAAGCGGAACAGTTTATCGAGTAGGTAATGGGCTACAACTAACCGCTACAGCAAACGGCACAACTACACTTACATCTTGGGATGGTTCTACAACATCTCAGTTGATGGGCATCTACTACCCAAATACATCGTATACATTTAGTATTTACGTACAACCTGCAACAACTTCTGAATCATTTACACCAAAGATTTCTTGGTATGACTCTACTCATACAATTATTAGCACTTCATCTGGCTCATCATTTAACGCTAATGCGGCTGCATGGACTAGACCTTATGTGACAGCAACAGCCCCAACTAACACAGCTTACTCAGCGGTTGAACTAGATTGGACTACAGCTGCTACAGGAGACGTAGTTATAGTTGACGAAGCTTTGTTTGAAAACAACGGACAAGTACTTGACTACTTTGACGGGTCAAATGGTTCCGGCACAGTCTATGACCTTATGTGGGAAGGCGGGCAGGGTAACGCAAATGCCGCTCGTAGCCAATACTATAAGAACAGATTTGCGGTTCAAACACGATTATTTAGCGATGTTTTAACGTCCCAACTTCCACTGGGAGCAACAGCCGCAGTCTATATTGCCCAGCCACAAACCTGATGTGCTAGCGTAGGCCCCCTAAGTCAGGGGGTCCTATGGACAAATACTACGTAATAGTTGCCGGTGATGGACAGACCAGCCGCGCAAATGTAGAAGCACTAATTGAAGATTATATTTACGGACACGGACAAGACGTTACCTTTGTTCT